AACCTGTCTAGCCATTGTATTCTCCAAAGGATCAGGGGGGATTTCTCCCCCCATCTCCAATTCATATTATGCGAATTCGAACTTGCCTTTCGACGTTGAAATGCTCTTCTTCACAATACCCATAGGCATCTGGTTTGGGCCATGACTATCCAACCCCAATTGCTTGGTGTCTTCAGTAGTCTTTTCCAAAAAAGACATACCATTCTCAGGAACCTTACCCTGAGCCGAGTGCTTTTTATCTGCCATCTTCATCCTCCTTAATACCATTCAATCATAATATGGTAGTGAGCCTTACCGCCGGGAGTACCGCCAGTAGGAGCTACCAATGTAAGATGAACGTCTGTATCAGCAGGAAGGGCTTCTAACACTAGGTCAGCAGCTACTGCAGTTAGCTGAGCATTCGCAGCATCAGCCAAAGTACCTAAACCCATGTTTACATACTCATAGCCAGATGTTGCAGAACCCAACCGAATAAATGCTTCGGTAGTCGTGTTAGTGAAAAGCTCAAATGAATCAACATTGATTTCTTTGATAGTTCCCTGCTTGCCTTTTGGACCTCGAAACGTCATCGCCTCACCACCAGCGCCAAAATCATGGTACGCACTAATGCAATAAGGACGTGGATCACTATAACTCATAATAATTCTCCCTTATGCTGCGCTATCCCAAATCACGATTCGTGACTGGGCTGCTTGTGTGTGAACGATACCGAAACCACCTAGATAATACCAGGCAATGCCACGGTCCCTGCCGAAATCCCCAGGAATTTTCCCACGAATCTCTTCAGGAACAGCAACTGCTTCAGCTACTGTGTCTTCGCCAAAGAAAACAGCCCAATCGGATTTGCCGTTAGTCCACGTCGAAGATGCAGTACCAATCGAAGCTTTCGCTTTATGGGTCTGCTCTACAAAACGTACACCATCGTATCGACCGATTTCGCCATTCATAATCATTTGGAAGCCTTGATCAATATACTGTTTGATGTCTTCCAGATTATCCTTTAACGTCCTCCAGGTTGAAGGCCATGCAATCGCGTAGTAATCGTCGCCCGTGTAGGCTGGAATATTACGTTCTTTCATAGTGTCAACAATTAGCTTAACATGCTCTTTCTGTAAAGCAACGTTATTATTGATTGCGCATACACCATTCGTAGTTAGTGTAAGAGCAGTCGTTGAAGTTCCAGCAGTAGGAACAACACGTAGCTTTGCAGCATCGAACTGAGTAGCCGCTAGATTATCAAAAGCCTTCTTTGCGTCGGTTTTCAATACCTTCCTAACCACTTCAGCTACCGGCTGCTCAGAGAGGTCATCCAATTTACCAGTCCACGGAACGGAGTTACCCGCCTCGGTGATGGTCATGGTTCCCTGAGAAATCGTAAATGAAGTTTCTGGAATAGTACTGGTCTCCGTTAGTGTCGTGCCTTGAGTAGCAACGTCACTATACACGTTCCAATGGAATGTATCACCTCGGTTTAACCCTTGGTGTGCCGCGTCCTTAACATCACAGAATTGTCGAAATTTGACAATAGGCTGTACTGCCATTCTAAGCTGCCTGCTTAGATTGTCGGCATACATATAACCACCGGAAGTGCTGACGGACCATACTTGTCCTGCCATAATTACAACCTCCTGTTAATTATATTTGACCTCTCTGCCTCTTCATTTCATCAATGATATCGGTAGCCGTTTGTGGCGGCATATCCGAATCAGGAGAACGTGATGAAGCACTAACTGATCTAGGTTGTTTCACAATTTTTTTCTTGCGATCAAATCTAGGTTCAGAAGAGGGCCTACTATTTTTGTTTAACCACTCTCTAGTATATTCAGCAGCTTCTTTGATAATTTGTTTCGGTGTCCAATCAGGGTTCTCCTGAGTTAGGGTAACCGTCTTACTATCTGCAATAGCTCTAAGCTCTGGAGTATTAGCAATATCTTCATACTCAGCGTTAAACCAACTAACTGCCTCATCTAAAGATGAGTTATATTCCATCTGCATAGCTTGCTTTTGCTGCTCATTTCTACTAGCGATTGCTCTATTTAGAGCGTTGTCAACAGCTTGTTCTATGTTTGGGGTAGCCGCTTGGCGCCCGTCCATTGTCAAAGTATTGAACAATTCCGCTGCTTTCACAGCATCATCTTCATAAAGGGCTTCATGATATTTCTTTACCAACTCAGATTTATCAGTTACCCCTTCTTTTTCAGCGCCCTTTTTGGGTGGCTGATTGTTGGCTTGCGCCTTCAAATGTTCCTCAGCAGCCTTTAGCTTTTGAGCATAATTATTCATATAATGCTCTCTTTGCTTTAATTCTTTAGCGTACTGGGCAGCTTCCTCAAATCTCTTTTGAGAAGCTTGGTCCTTCTGGTGGGAAGATTTTAACGTATCGAAAGGAACATTAATTTCTTCGCCATTAACTTTAACAGTGGTTACCCACTGATCTCCATCGAGAAAGACAGGAGCTTTTACTTCTTTCTCTGAAGTAACATCTTGATCAAAGTCTGTTTCTTCAGATAATTCCTCTCTCCTTCCTTGTATAATATCATCCATCGCTTTCTGGCGATCACTTACAAAACCATTCTTTAATACTTCTTCTGTGGATTCGTCTTTATCACCAGCAACTTCTTCGCTGACTACGGATTCTACAGCTTCCTCAGACGCATCCTCTACAGGGGTAGCGTTTTCATCAGACATCTTATACTCCTAATTGTTAATTTTGTGAACCTTTATATTTTATAAGAGATGCAGCAGTATCTCCATCAGCTATAATTCCATCCATCCATCTAAGGACTTTTATTGGAGAAGATAGTTTATCTGACATCTTCCTATACTTATTTAACTCCTCTTCTGGAGATCCACTATAACGCTGCAAGCTCATATCTTGAAGTTGCTCTATACCATTACGGTACTCTACCAGAGCCCTAGATATTAAAGCATTGCCTGTTGGTGTGGAAACAAATTCTTTTGTCTTTTCTCCAACCCTAACTCTCTTTACTAAATCGTCTATACCTGTTTCTGAGGGATCAAAATAATCCATTATCCTACAGCGTAAGGAATAGATGCGTAATCATCTCTAGCCATAATCCCAACTTTCCCCTCCTCTACCATTTCTGCTTGTCTTTCGATTTCTTGTTCAGCGACTTGATTTATAAGCGCTTCTTTTTGGAGTTCTAATTCAGCACGTCTAGTAGCTACATCTTCTCCTTTTAGTTGTAAATCGATATAATCCATCTGCATTTTTAGTTGAGCTATTTTTAACTCGGTGACTGATTTAATATTAGCAGATTGAAGATTACCTTGCTGCTTCATCTGCTCAATTTGAACTCTGTTCTGAAGCTTCATTTGTTCGCTCTGAATAACACCCTGTAGCTCCTCAAGCTGTGCAGCCATTTCCTGTATCTTGGGGTCTTCATCGAATGTTACAAAACGAGCACCATCTTTAAATCCTAACTGACCAAAAACCTCCTTAGCTATTTCTGGAAGATTTACCCTCTCCATAAATCCTGGTATATTTCCAAGCCCAGCTAACGCTGTCATCAGGTTATTAACCTTAGACATGGGATTTGTAGCCTCTAGGCCTACATTGACTTTTAGGACCACCTCCTCTCTGAGAAGGTCATCTAGCATATCATCGACATTAAACTTTAATTCGCTTTCAGCCTTCTGCCCAGCGAGAGCTAAGATGACTTCATCTGTTTCATAGTATTGTTCTAGTCTTAATAGTTGCTTGAGAACTCTCTCTACCCATGTTTCAGCGAATGTTCGTAGAGCATATTCTGTAACAATGCTACTGCTACCAGCAAGCAACGCCATACCACCTACAGTCTCATTTAGATTTCTAGCTCCTTCAATAGTTGATGCGGAAAAATTACCCTGTAATTCATCAAAGTCCATATTGATCCGATCTTGTTCTGCGTAAGCTGATGCAGTAACATCTCTAGTGTCTATTACTCTTACGTCAGTATCGGGATCATCCATCTCAACTGCCCCGCCAGGAACAGACCTGAACAAAGCATCAAGA